TGATTCAGCCTGACATCATTCAGATATTCGAGGTCAAGGACTACGCAGTGCGTGAGGTGTTTCAGATGCCGAATGCTTTGGGATACATCCCGGTGCGCCATCTCTACGGCATGATCATCGAGAACTACAAGGATCGTGCGTTGTATGAGTCACGCATAAGTGGTATCGTGCCGAAGATGAACGAGGCTCTGCGTGAGTACAGTGATATGCAGGCAGAGGTTGTGCAAATAATCCACTCGACCATGTGGTCTATGCAACCACAACAGTGTGGACGATGCAAGGGTCTTGGAGAGATTCCAAAGGAGAACTCAGCACCTATCAAGTGTCCTTCTTGCTCAGGCAAAGGACTACTGCCACTCAATCCCTTTGAGCATCTTGTATTGCCTGCACCAAGACCGGGAGAGCCTGCGTTACCTACGCCTCCTATTGGTTATGTTGAGAAGGATACCAGCATTGTCAAGATTCAAGACGAGCGCATTCGCCAGCACATCTATGATGCGTTGAGTGCAATCAACATGGAGTTCCTTGCTGAGACTCCGCTGAGTCAGTCAGGTGTTGCCAAGCAGGTTGACCGTGAGGAGTTGTACTCGTTCGTGCATAGTATCGCAGAGGATATCGTGCGTATCATGGACGAGATCATATATGATATCTGTGCTTGGAGATACTCAGGAGTGACCAGTGATATCCGTGCGTTGCTTCCATACATACCAGTGCCTGAGAGATTCGATATGCTATCAGGCAAGGTGCTTGTGGACGAGCTGACATCTATGGTCAATGCAAAGGTTGACCCGGCTATCATCAACGCTGCTCAGATTGAACTTGCAGGCAAGAAGTTCAACGATTCAGATGTCAAGGACTTGGTGGTACTCAAGCTGAAGCTTGACCCATTCGCAGGAGTGCCGGAGGAGAACATCAGTCTGCAACGGATGTACAACGCTATCGACCAGAACGACCTAATCATACACGCAAACATCAATAAATTTGTGACCAGAGCATTAGAAGAGGTGCAGGACTTTGCCAATCTCAGCTACGCTGACCAGATGTCTGTGATGCTGCGATATGCTCAGGAGCGCAGGGCATTGCCTCCTCCTGCTTCAAGTCCTGCTGATACTGGATTATAATGGCTACACAAGCGCAGATCATTGAGAAGATTACAGAACTGATTGAGATGCGTGTCAGTCAGTGGGCAGAGCGTATGCCTACTATCCAACGGCAGTCATATGATGTTGTACTGAACCTGACCGCGGACCTCGACACGGATGCTGACGGCAAGATTAAGCCGACTGCTAAAAACATCAGGACCATTGCACGTATCAAGGACGAACTGAATCGGGTCATATTCGACAAGAAATACCAAGAGGACCTCGACCTATTGCTGGAGGACTACGATGAACTCACCAAGCTTCAGAACCAATACTTCACCGCAACGGTGGGCAAGTTCAAAGTGCCAAGTGTGATGGAGCAGATTCAGTCGCTGGCAAAGGAAGCCGTAGTCGAGCAGCTTGGGCAGGATGCGATCGGGGTGAATTTTGTGGACCCGGTGAAGGATATACTTGTCAAGAACGTGACAACTGGAGGAAGCCGTGCAGAGTTCATCGAGCAGGTCAGGGAGTTTATGCTAGACACGGATGCTGGCGATGGCAAGCTTGTCAAGTACACTAAGCAGATTGTCACCGACTCGCTGAACCAATATTCAGCCAACTATAACGCAGTCCTGACGGATGATCTTGGCTTGGTATGGTACAAATACGATGGAAGCCTTCAGGACACCAGCCGACCCCTCTGCGATGCGCTGATACAAGCCAAGCGTTCCGGGTGCATGGAGTACATCCACCGCAGCCAGCTTGAGGACATCGTGAATGGCTACGTATGTGGGGAGAGAGTGCCAATCTATGAGAAGACTGGACTGCCACAAGGGATGATTCCCGGCACGAATGCTGCAAATTTCCGCATAAATAGAGGAGGTTACAACTGCAACCATGCACTGTACCCGGTTAGCGCAGCCGTAGTGCCTAAGAAACTGCGTGACGAATTCGCTAATTTGTAATGTATATTTGTAAAATATGGATCAGAAATTCTGTAAAGTAATGAGAGATGGCAAGGAGTGGTTTCAATTCCCTGCTGCCAATGAGAATGAAGTCAGGATAATGCTGATGAAGCAAGGCATCGATGGTGTCTGCGACATCCTGCCAGTCAATTCTGAGGTGAAAGTCATCAAGGAGACTGTGATTGATATGAGTAAAACCAAGCCGAGCAAATCGGAAAAACAAATATGAATTTAGCTGAATTTATCCAATCAATTGCTGACCGTGTAGGTATTGACAATGCTGACGAATCATTGAAGTCCATTGTCACAAATCCTGCACTATCAAGCGTGCAAGTTCCGTCTACTATTGCCTCTGCCATGCAGAGCAAACTCATGACTGAGGACGAAGCCAAGTACAATCCAGTAGTGAAGAAACACTTCACAGCAACTGCTTTGTCAACCATTGACACGAAAATCAAAGACGTACTTGAGTCCTATGAATTCGATGACGAAACCAAGTCAGCAATTCTTGGCGAGCAATCTACTTACAACCGTATACCGTTACTTGCGAAAGCAATATCGGATGCACGAGAGAGAGCGATCACTGCGACTGGAGGCGAGAAGAAAGCGTTGGTTGATAAAATCAACGAACTCACCTCACTCTACAATGCAGAGAAGGAAGCTCGCAAGAAGGATGTTGAGAGCGTCAACTCACAGTGGCAATCTCAGCTGACCGACAAGGAACTGCAAGGTATGTTCGGTAGTTACAACTATGCGCTCGACCTTGATAAAGATGTGACCATTGCAACTGCACGCAACCTTTGGGAGAAGAAACTGCGTGAGAAGGGAGGCAAGTACCAATACACTGCTGATGGCTTGAAGCTCGTCAACGCAGAAGCACCTGACCTGCCATTCACAATAGACAACAAGCAGATAGACATAAAGACATTTACGGAGTCCGTGCTGGCTGAGGCGAAGTTGCTAAAGGTGAACAACCAAGCACCTACGCCCACGCCTGCCGGAGTACCGACACCGACACCACTGCCGAACAAACCAGTATCGCCTGCTGCCAAGAATCAAATCAGCAAGGCACTGGCAGACTTCCGTGCAGGGTCACAACAATAAACAATCGTAGTCGTGATAGGGCAATAGCCAAAAATTACAAAGGTCGAGAGACAACAAAAGCAGGGCGTAAGCCAACACAAGAGTGAACTAAAATTTAAACTTCAAATTATCCTCAAATAAAATGGCAAACGGATATTGCGAAGCTCTGCTCCTCCACCTTGAGTCGATTGCAGGGCAAAACTATCCCGGACAAAAGGTAACTGTACCGGGTTTCTTAAATATGTTGGTGACTTCACCTGATCGTCCTTCTGCAATTCAGGAAGGCTACATGGGTGGTCACTATCGCACGGTGAATGTGAAATATATGCCACGCACGGTGGCTGCTCAGGTGTCTACTACTGACTCCTGCGGTATCGACCTTCAGCCTGCGTACAAAGAGACAAGCGTGAGCGTGAACAACGTGGCTCAAACTGGACTTTGGATTGCAGATGACACTGTTCGTCAATACTGCGAAGAGGCTTCACGCACTGTTGCGGTCGGTCAGCCTGCTACTCAAATGATGACTGAACATCTGCGTGGAATCCTTCATGCGATGAACGGTATCTACCAGAAGATGGAGAACGTACTGACCACTTCAATGGCTGCTTCCTTCGGTAAGCACGTTGCTACTGGTTCTGCTACTGCGGTGACCGTGAACATCGAGCAGGACGGAAACCTCAACGATCTTGGAACTGGTCTGACTAAGCTTCTCACTGATGCTGCTTCTAACGAGTTCTGCGGTACTCCTATGTTCGTAGGTGCGCTTGGTAGCTTGATGCACGCTTATAGCATCCAGAAGAACCAAAACGCCCTCGCACAAGCCATCGGATTCGACCCCTCTGCTCTTGCAGCAAACTTCCAGTTCTTCCCCAGCGGTCAGACTGGTAGCACTTGGGGTGCGCAGCACGTAGGTATGTTCGCTCCGGGTAGCGTTCACCTCGTTGAGCGTCTTGACAACGTAGGTAGCTTCGCTGGCGCACGTGGTACTTCATTCTTCACTACTATCGTTGACCCACGCACACAGTGCTGGACTCCGAATGGTCTTGGCAATATCAGCTTCGACCTGCAAGTGAAGTATGTTGATTGCCCTGAAGATGCAAGCAACCTGCCTTCTGGCTACGCAAACACTGAGTCCTTGACCGGTCGTGGTTATGCCCTCTACATCAAGAAGCGTTACGGCTTGTTCGTGACTCCGACTGATGCATTCGATGGCGGTGACCGTCTTGCTGGTAGCAACGGAACGCTTCGCTATGCAATGACTAATTCCTAATTGAATGGTGTTGTTGACCGGGCAGGACTTGACTGTACCTGCCCGGTAACGCACCTAACTCATCAACTATGGCTCACTGCTTAGACAACTACATAGGATTGCGTGGCTGCGGTAGCACCACACCCCCATCGGGATTGTATGTGAACGACCTGCCGGGAATGAGCTTGGAGAACTTGGTCACCTTGACCAACACTGACGAGCCTACCTACTCAGACATCTGGACTATGGTGCAGACTCGTGCGCAGCAGAGGTTTAGTCTTGATGTGAGGCAGGAGATGGGCAAGCACTACAAGCTCAACACACTGATGCA